CTGGTGTGCCAGTCCGTATCGGCGATCGTGAGTGTGGTCGAGGCCAGTACGCGGCCGGTGGCCAGGGGCGGCAAGGCGGCGTCCTCAAAGCTGAGGGTTGGTGCCGCGCTCCAATCGGCCAGCGAAGTTACTTTGTGGCGTATGACGGTGCAAATCGTTTGCCCGGCCAGGGCCGTAAAGGGTATTTCGACGTGCACCAAGCCGGTACTATCCTCGAACGTCGCCACATGCACGAACGGCAATGGCGCGGGCGGTGTGCCGTGGACGCCCGAGTTGTAGGGTTCCGTGGCGATGAGGCCTCCGCCCGACCAGCAGAGCAGGTAGCCGTCATAGGGTGTGCCGTCGGCGGCCCGGGGGTCGAAGAAGTAACGGCCGTAATCGGTGCCGACGGGGTTGGGATTGGTGGCGAATTTGTAGTCCCGCACCAAGCCGGTGACGTTTTGCAGGCGCACGCGGCGCGCGCGGACGTGGGGATTGGTCGAGTTCAACAGGCCGGTGTTCGGGGTGCTAATGCGTTGCGCGTCCGTGCAGTCCTTGATCCAGAGGTCCACGAGTTCGGTGCAAGTGTCGTTCGCCCCGAGGTAGCCCACGTTTCTGATGAAGCCGGAGAACTTCATGTGGCCGGGGAAATAGGCAACTATGGCCGTGGAGATGCTCGAGGCGTGTTCAACGGTCGCCTCCGGGAGGAGTTGGCAATTCATGCCGCACGGGAATACGGAAGAGACGTTCCAGACTCTGGCGCCGACGCGCATATGACGCATGCGAATCTGGCAGACGTAAGTCGAGTTGTCCACTTGTCCGAGAATGGTGGTGCTGTTGAATTTCGCCGCCGTGTTGCCATACGAGAACCGGCCGGTAAAGGTGTTGTTGGGTACTCCCATCGCGGCATCGCAGCAGAGGCAGGTGGCCGAGACGGTCCCGCCGACGTTCTGGGCGGTGTCGCCGATGTCGTTGATTTGAACCTGACTCGAACCGATCATTGTGCCGGCGTAGGTGGTGTCGGGGTAGCAATTGACGAAGTTGTTGCCGCACGCGACTTGCAACCCCTGCGCGTTCAGCTGGCGGCAATTGCGAAAGGCCGTCGCGCAATTCACGACGATTCCCGCAGCGCCGAAGGTCACGTTAGCGCCTTCCTCGACGGCCACGCAATAGGATCGCGGCAGCGTTGGATTGGTGTTACGCAGTTCGCAGGAGAGGACGGCGCCGTGCGTGTCTCCGACGGCGAATTGAACCATCCGGTCACTGAGGTTGCCGGCCGCGTTGCGGATGGCCACGTTGCGCGTGAGGGGGACGATGTGCGGCACATTGATGGTGGCGGCGCGGGCCGGGGTGTAGCCCAGGTCGGTGGCGGTGAGGCTGTTGATGGTCGCAAAATGAATCAGTGCCCCGCCGGCGCCGCAGATGACAATGGCGTTATGCGGGGCGGCGGTGGCCCAATGCGGATCGCCCGTCACGTCGACGAGCGTCTTGGCGCTGGTCACGCTCACGCGCAGGTGGCCGAGGGCCTGGTGCGTGCCGGTGCCGGCGTCCGTAATGTCGACGGCCAGGGTGTTCATCCCGCTGGCCAAGCGCGTGGGTTGGCCGGTGGTGTCGCGGACGGCGTACATGATGTCGTTTCGCAGCGGCGCGGGCAGCGTGCCGCTCGAGCGGACTTTGATGTAGGCGCCGGAGACAAAGGCGCTGCCGGGGACGGTGATCATGTCGGTGGCGGCGTCGGCCGTGAAGTTCAACAGGTCTCCGCACGCCTCGATGTAGGGGATTGTGGGAGCGGTGGCGCGGGCGATGATGTCCAGGTTGGTGGCCAGAATCTTGCCGGGGGTGCCGCCCAAGAATTCGATGACCATTTTGCGGCCGAAGGGGGCGTCGGCCGGGGCGGCCCAAGTGCCGGCGGCCATGAATAGCCGGCCACGGTTGGTGCTGAGTGTGCCGTCGATGTTGCTGCCGGCCTTGATGCGCAGGTGATACGTGCCGTCGGCATCGCTCTTGAAAGCCAGCATGCCGGGCGCGCTGCCACCGCGGATGGTCAGGCCGGCCAAGCCGGTCGTCCAGCCGGACAGGTTCACGTCCACGGTCAATGTGACGCCGGCGCAGACCACCACCGTATCGCCATCGGTGGGGACGGTCGCACCGGGTGCTCCCCCGTCGGTATCCGACCAGGTGGAAGTAGCGGACCAATTGCCGGTCGCTACGGCGTACTTGGTAGCCATGCGTCGGGCAGTTCCTCAGGGATGGGGGGTGGCGTCGGCGGTAACTTGCCGAGCGCCGCGTTCAGTTCGGCGGCGCCTGGTTCCTGGTCGAAGTGCAACAGCTCGTGCCGGCCGTTGATCTCCACGCGGACGTGCCAGGCCCAACCGAGGTTGCGGTGTTCGATGATGCGGATCATGCTCACACGTCGGCCGTGCCGGTGCCTCCCAGAAAAAGGATGGAACCTGTCCATCGCCAATGGACCAGGCGGTACTTGCCGGCGTCGTTCATCCAAGCCGGTTCCACGCCCAGCCACTTGATCGTGCCGGAACTGGGGGTCCAGGTGAGATCGCGGGCCGTGCCGCCTTGTTGCACCAGGATCGTGCCGGCCGTCGGCCCAATGGGTACTGTGAGCGTGACCGTGAGGTCGCCGCTGGCGGAACCGCAGTCGAGCGACTGGTGGTTCTTGGCGCCCAGGTCGATACTGACTGCGACGCCTGGGGGCGTGTGCGTCAGTTCGCCGCTGCCGAAGTAGACGGTCTGTCCACAGTCGATGCCGTCCGCAGCTCCCAGTTGCAGCGCGTCGGCCAGGATGAGATAGGCTTCCCCGGCGGCCAGGCAGGCGGTGGCCTCGGTCCAGGTCAATGAGCCGCCGGCCAACCGGCCGTCGGCGTCGCGATACTGGATGGCTCCCGCGTTTCCCCCGGGCGGGCCGCCCAGCTCGAACCAATCCGCGGCGCCGGGCGCGGCACTGCGGCAGTACCAGATCTTGCCGTTGGCCGTGTTCTGCCACCAGGCACCCGGCGCGTAACCGGCCGCGGCGTCATCGGTCACTGTGGGATCACGGTCCTCGCTGGTCCGCCGTAGCAGTTGCTGCAGGCCGTCGGCATCAACGATTACGAAACCCGGACGATCACCGCCCAGAAACGGTGTGCCAGCGATCGGTGCGAGCAGCAGCGTCATCATCAGTTACTCACCGTCCCCGCCCAGGCTTCGGGTATGTTCTGGCGTTCGGCTTCCAGCGCCGGACCCATGAACGGACGCGGCGGGTACTTGGCAGCGCGGACGCGCGTCTTCTGTCCCGGGCGCACACGACGAATGCCGCTGAACCACTTCTGGCCGATCTGTACTTCGCGGACCCGCACGCGGGAACCGAACTCCTGGAGTTGCGGCACGGTCGCGGAGCCAAGTTGCGGGCCAATGTAGAACCGCTGGTTCAGAGCCACCGGCCCCACGACCAGCGACTCATGTTCCGGTTCATACGCGAACAGGATGTTCTTGAGCGTGGCGACGTTGTCGTCGGAGTGGACGCTCGGCGGATTGCCGGGCGGCGAGGGACTCTTGCGCCGTCGCAGACTGGAGCGGGCCCGCCGACGCAGGAAAGCGCCGACTTTCGACAGAGCCCGGCGATTGGCCTGACTCAGCCGGTCGACGATCGCCTGGCGATCGAAGAAGAAGTCTCGCATGCGAAGCGAAAGCGTAAAACCGAAATCATGCGGCATGAAGAAGGGAAATCCGTTTCGCGAAGTGCTGTCACGACACCGCGGCCACACGTACACGCCATTTCCGCCAATGCAGGCGGTAGCCCACGGCACGTGACATCAAGAGTGACACGTCGAGAGTCACGAAGAAAGGAATAAAACAGGCCCCGAACTCCCGCATCTCCGTGGGGGCCGGGACCTTGGAGAACAGACAAACGGCAGCCAACGGCAATCCGACCAAGGAAATCTGCAGCAGCGTTGTCAGAATCATCGCCGAAGCTGTTCGCGCCGTGCGCAGAATCGCTGCCACAGTCGGCAAGATCACCAGTAGACCGGCCAGTGCGAGATAAACACAGCCCGTGGCAAACACCGTCATGTAGAGCACAAAGTACTTTGGGTCCGGGGGAACGGCGAAGCGCGCGGCGCCCAGGGCGAGGCCCATGACTCCCGTCGCAGTCAGTAAGTCGCGAATAGTCAACGGCTGTGACCGTGCGGGGAAACCGCCACTCAGTGGTGAGACGAGACGCCAGTCAAACCACGAGCGTGCCACCCACAAGGGAGATTGGACTGCGAGGGTGGCCAAGGGAAGATACAGCGATTCCCGCAGGTCGGTCATCCAACCTGAGTAGCTGCGCTGCTGCAACCACCCCGGTTCAGCTGCTGAGATGACCAGCAGTAGCGTAACACCCACGCAGAACCCACCTCGCTGCAACAAGCTCCACGGTCCGAGGACACTCCAGATCGTCACCCAAGCAATCTGAGCTGCCACGAAACCGGCATACGAAGATATCAAGAGTTCCGATCGAGGTCCTTCGTGCACTGCCTGAGCGCACCAGATGTTACCCACGGCGCAGATCACGGACCACACAACGCCGAGACTACCGTGGCGCATTAGGAGCCAACGGATTTGGACCAATTGCACTGGGCTACGTGCCATGGCCTGCATTCCGCTCGGAAGTTCGCCACACGTGACGCTGTTCATTGTAGTCCGATACTGTTGCCGTTCCGAAAGGTCGCCGCTGAAGGTCATTATTCCCCAGAAAACAGCGGTTTGAGCATTCGCAGGTTCTTGGTCGTCAGCGGGATGCCCGCTGTACGTCGTACTTCAGCTCGCAGGTCAGCCGGCAGAAAGTCCGTCAGTTGAAACGGTCGCAAGCGTTTGGGGCTCCGGTGGCAGTTGGCCACGAGGGCCATGAGGTTCGCGGTGTGGATCCAGGTCTCCCGGCGGCGTCCGCCGTGCATCCACACCAGTTCGCGCAGCGTCAATCCGCTGGGGTCGACGCCGAGCTGGCCGGCGAGTTGCCAGACGTACTGCCAAACTCGCTCAGCCGCTGATCGATCTGGTCCGACAACTGCTGGATCTGCGTCTGGAGCGCCTGCTCCAGCAGCGGGGAGTCCAGTTTGTTGGTGGCCATCGTCAGTGTCTCCGTTCTCGCCTGCGTCAATCTCGTCCACAGCCGCTCGAGCGCCGCCCGGCGGCGCTGCGGGAAAAAACTGGCCACGCCCCGCACCAGTGCTTCGGCCGCTTCCTCGATGGCGTCTCCCACCAACAATTCCCCGAACGCCACATCATCAATGTGCCGTTCTTCCGCCTGCGGCTGGCAGACCGCGTAGAGCGTATTGGCCAACAGCACCGGATCGTCGGCCAAGCGGTTTAGCAGCTGTCCATCAAAGACTTCCAGCAGGTTCACGTCCACCAGCTGCTGCACGCGTTTGATCGCGCCCACCGTGATGACCGTGCTCCAGCGTCGTCCCTCGCAATCCGTCCAGGCAGGTGCGTCCATCAGTTGAGCTCCACGTTGTCAGGAATGCGCACCGGCGCGGCGCGCAGCGCGATGATCTGTTCCACCAGCCACGCCAGGTCGGCCGTCTGGATGGTCACGTATTGTGTGCCGCGCGCCGCGTCGGCCCCCGTCTTGAGCGCCAAGAACCGTATCTCGTCGAACATGCTCCCATCCTCCAGGCGGCAGTCCGGATTCGAACCGGATTGATTGGCAGACCCACCCTGTTGCTCTCTGCTCACGGCTCCCCTCCACCATGCCTGTGTGCTCGCCACCACACCGCTGCCGCGCGCACATATATATAGATGTCACTCCTACGTGACCTCGTGCCACGTCGGCTCCACGATCGCCCCCCCATCCTCGTGGTAAGTGGGTTTCAACGTAACCTCATACTCTGATGAGCTTTCCAGCTCTTGTGACAGGTTCAGCGACATGACTTCGCAGTAGGCCCGGAGCCCCTGGGCGCCGCTGTCTGTGATCGCGGCATCCATGACCGCAAACTCCTTGGGCGTCCCGGTCATGTAGGCGGATAACAGCGCATCGAACACGGTGTCCGCGCCCACCTTGTGGCGGTACGTAAACGAGATCTCCAGTTCCTTGAGCGCGCCCTTGGTGAGCTTCCAACCGGAGTACCGCGCCGACACATCGGCCTCGCCTTTACCCAGGTTGGCCGAGACGTTGATCGCCTGCTTCACCTCGGTCCAGGTGGGCGTGGCGTGCGTGCCGGTGTTGAGGTACAGCTTGCAGTCCTTGCCCACGACGGGCGCGGGAGTCAGTGGCATGTCGCTTCTCCGTTATGCTTCTCGCCAACCGCGAAAGGTCAGCGTGACGACACTCGTGAATTGTCCCAATTTTGCCAGGTGCTCCTGCAGATACAGGATACGCACCTGGGAGGTGATTAATGTGGTCGCGGCGGGGTGCTGGCCGAACAGGAAGTAGTCCGCGATTTCTTCAGTCAACCGCATCAGGGGATCCAGCGACACAGTGTCCACGTGGTCCGGTTTCTGTTGGATCCCAATGTCGATGGCATACTCATGCACAGAAGAAGAACGCGTGTCCAAGCGTCCTTCGTCCTCCTTGGGCACGACCGTGACGCGCAGTTGATTGAGATCCGGCAGCTCGAACGTCGGCAAGTAGCCCCGCTCGGCCACAAACGGCTGGCTGAAGGCGTGCGCGTTCAGTTCGGTTACGATCGCATCCGCCAGTTCAATGATCTGGGCTGGGGCCATTATCCACTCACACGACGAGAGTCGGTTGCTAGCACGCCGGTTCGGCGGGGCTGGAGAATCGAGATGAACTTCTCAAGTGACGGCTCCCGTTCTGCCGATAATCCGCCCGTCGTGATTTGGAAACTCGTTGACAGGCGGTTTCCGTTACTCGCCGGCCACTTTCGCGGGATTGTGGTCGGTTTTTTTTGCGCCCGTGCCTCTACGCCGGATCCTCCACGAACGCGTTGAGCGTCTTGGCCACGAACGCCGCTTCGTTCTCCCACAGGGGACGCAACGGCAGCGAACAGCCGTTGGGCGCCACGACCGCGAAACGCTCGTCACAGTCGGTGCGCGGATAAACGCGGTACTGGTCCTGCAGACAAGACACTTCCTGCCCGGCCGTGTTCATCGGTTGTCCTCCGCCATCAGGCACGGTCGCTTGAACAGCTCGTCCCGAATCTCCTGCATCAGCACCTTGGTGTCGCTCGCGATATTGGCCACCGACTCGATGGCCCGCGTGTTGCCGGCGATCACCTGGCTGTTGTCCTTGAGCACCTTGAGTAGCTGCTTGACGAGCCACACATTCACTCCCAAGAGCAACAGGGCGAACACGGCGAAGCCGCCCTGGATCATGGGCGACCACAACTGGATGACTTCGACCACGTCAGATCTCCCGCGGGTTGAACCACCATTCGATGACCAGTTTCACGACCACCGGCACCACGACGTACAACAGGATCCACACGACCACCGGGTTGCCGTATTCCTCACGGACGGCCTCCGTGAGCGTGAATGTCAGGCGCATCCGGCACTCGCGCTCGCCGGTCGTCTCGGGTGGATCGGCTGCCAGCTGCCGGACCGCCAGTCCCACGAGCCACTGCGAGTCGTCCGGCCGCAATCGCAGTTGCCACGCACGGTCCAGACAATAGTCTTCGGCTGTGATCATCGTCGCCACCTCCAGAACAACAGGGGCCGTCGCGTGGTACGCTGCGACGTTGTGGATCGAACCGTACGCGCGGCGGGAGTCGGACAATTGTCGGTGCAGGCGGACTCCGGCGGCGAGGTGTCGGACTGTCTGCCCGTATCGGGCAGATGAATGTCGACCGTGATCTTGCCGTCCCGTTCGGCCTGATCCAGGATGGCCTGGCCGCGATCGGCCAGGGCGTTGCCCTTGCGGATCAGTTCGCGTGCATCGTGGATCGTGTCCAAGGGGCCGGTCACCGGTTCGCCGACTGCTTCCGTATCGTCCAGTTGGGGCTGCGGCGACTCGTCTCCGGCCAGCGTGATCAAAGCTGCTTCGGTCGCGACCAACGGCGTCCAATCCACGGGCAGCATGACTCCGCCGCAGCCAGCGCAGATCGTCACCAGTAGCACACACAACCAGTTCCGTTTCATCCCAAGTACTCCTTCGTGCCAAAGTCGGGCAGTTGCCGCGGCAGAAAACCCTGATAGCTGGCGTGGGCGAACGAATCGCGTTGCCGCACCGCTACGCCGAAATCCTCGACGTGAATCCAGAATGAGCCCCAAGGCATGTCCTGCCAGTAGGGGCCGTCCGTCCAGTTGTCACCCCACGACTGATGCACCAGCACGAGTCGATTACCGCTGGTGGTCGTGCGCCGCGATGTGACGGCCATGGAATGGCTCCACGACCCGCGGCGGCGAATGATCCCTTCCGCGTCGCGCCGCCCAGCAAACCCCAGCGACGAACACATGTTGATCGTGTAGCCGGCACCCAAGAGGGCCCAACCTTCGTCAGCCGTATTCACACGGGCCGCGTGCGTCACGCGGTGTTCGGCCGCAATCGTCTTGAGCGCGCGCGGCACACCCCGGCGGCCGTACTCCCGGCAGCGACTGGCGGAATATGTTTGCAGATCAATGTCGCCATACACCGTCTGGTGCAGCGTGCCCCACTCACGTACCGCGTCGGCGATGGCCGCTCCGTAGAGCCCGTCACCCGGGCGGAGCATGTTTCCCTTTTCGCGTCCGAGTCCGT